CAGAAGTTAATCAATGGATCGATGAGAACTCTGAAAAGGTCTTTGGTGTTTAATGCCGATTGCATCAGTAGTTCAAACAGTTAGATCAAACCTTAAGACTCAACTCGATGCAAGAGCTGGTCTAAATGGTGTATCAGTCTTTAAATATGCTCCACTTGATCAAGCTCCTAAAACAGAGATGATCTATTTAGGAGATGCAAACTCTGGACTTGAGTTTGAAGCATTTGGATCAGTTTATGAAGAACAGATTGATCTGAAGTGTTTTGTTTATGTCTTGAAAGCTGGAGCTGGTGACTCAGTTGCTGGAACAACAGAGACAAGAGCAATTGCACTAGCAAACGAAGTGATCGATCAGCTTAGTGATGATGCAACTATCAATGGAGCTGTGATCGTTTCAAGAATGAGGAATATGACAATTGAAAACACATTGTCAGATGAGGGCAGAGTATGTCTTATAGAAATGGACATCGAAGCAGAAGCAACATTATCGGAGTGATTATATGTCAAAAATAAAATATGTCGCAATCGTAGATTGTGAGATCAAGAAGAAGTCTTTTAAAGCTGGTGACACAGTGAATGTGCAAGTTCCTCGTTGGATGGTTTTGCAGAATCTAGTCTTGCCAGAAGACAAAGCAAAGAAATTAGAAGAGGAATAATATGCCTACATTTATCGCAGGAAAAGACAACAAAGTCCTCTTTGGAGCTTTCGATCTAAGTAGTTATTTCAATCAAGCTAACTTTTCAAGAGAACAAGAAGCAAGTGAAACAACAACCTTTGGATCAGATCAAGCCACTTATATATCTGGAGTAGAGACAGCATCAGCTTCTCTTGGTGGATTTTTTGATGGCGGAACTGATGCAGTGGATGAAGAGCTTCAAGCAGTTATCGGAGCAACTAATCCAACTCCCCTTTCTATTTATCAAGGAGGAGACACTGCTGGAAACAAAGTTGTCTTATTAAACTCAAGAATTCAAAACTATACCATTGACTCAAGTGTCGGTGATCCAGTTGGAGTGAATGCAACTTTCACTGGAGATAATTTTGGAAATGGGAAAAGCTTATATGCTTTAACCAATACAAGTGCCACAGCGAACACAACCTCTGTGGATCTTGGTGCAAGTTCAACATTAGGCGGACAAGCACATTTGCATTGCACTGCACACAGTAGTGCGAACATATCTGTGAAAATACAATCATCAGCAGACAACTCATCTTTTGCAGATGTCTCTGGATTCTCTTTCACAGCTATCAGTGGAACAACCTCACAAAGAATTGCAACCACAAACACAGTGAATCGCTATGTCAGATTAGTTATCACAGTGACTTCTGGATCTGCAACTTTCTCTGTCGGTTATGCACACAATTTGAAGTAATTTATTTAGGAGAATAACAATGGCTTTTATTAGTGGAAAAGACTCATTCTTCAGTGTAGATGGAACAGACATCACATCTTTTGTGAATCAGCTTTCATTGTCTCGTGATGTTAATACTTTAGAAACTACATCCTTTGGCTCAGATCAAGCAACTTTTGTTGTCGGAATCGAGGGATTGTCAATTTCTGGATCTGCAACATTTGATGCAACAGCTGATGGTGTATTTGCTGGATTATTCGATGGCTCAACAGTGGCTTTCGACTATCGACCAAACAACACAAGTTCAGCTCCAAAATACACTGGAAATGCTCTAGTCACAAACTACACAATTGACTCTTCAGCTGGGGATCTCGTATCTATCAGCTTCAGTCTTATTGTCACTGGTGCTGTCACAAGAGGAACAGTCTAAACATTATGGTCTCTCAAAAGAAGAGACTGAAAAGAACTGCAAAAGGTCTGGGAACTCTGATCGAGGTCTCTGGTGTGGATATTGCCAACCAGAAAAGATTGATCGAGCTTCTCGGATCTGATGCTGTCAAGATATACAAACAATTTAACTTTCAATTTGGTGAAAATGTCGCCAAAGATGTGAGAAAAGAACTTCCAAAAGATTCTGGAAAGTTGGTTGCATCTGTTAGAGCTACAAAGACCAAACAAGGAGCTTCGTTCCGAGTTGGTTATAAAAGCAGAGTGACTTATGCAAGACTACAAGAGTTCGGTGGATCTAATCCATTTGGATCTGGTCGTATCTATAAACCTAAAAGGAAAGAGGGATATTTTATATTCCCATCAGTTAGAGATCGACTTCCAGAGATGCAAAGAGATTATGTCAGAAGATTGAACAAACTTGTTGTCAGTCTTTATGGAAGAGCTGGACAAGGCAGAAAGTTAGGTGGAAAGACTTAGAGGACAAATATGGCGGAAGAAGAAAAAACAAATCTTCCAGTTGTAGTGATCGAAGATAAACAATATCTTCTTGATTATTCAGATATAACTGGAATTGAATGGCGAGAGGTCAAGAAAATAACTGGTCTCAATTCAATGGAAGCAATTGCTCAAACATCAATGATGGATTTTGAAGCTCTTGCATCTGTTGTCTATGTCTTAGCCAAAAGAGAAGACAAGAATGTCAAATATGAAAATATATTGGCAAAACTCACAATTGATTCAATAAAGTCTGAAGAAGAACTGGATGAAGATATCCCAAAAGCTTAAGAGCAAGATATCGGAAACATCTTCCAGCTCTTGCTCATTTCTTTGGAATACAAGCTTGGGAACTCGAAAGACTTTCAATTGGTGAGATCAATGAATACCTCACACAACTCGATGATTATATAAGGATAAGAAATGGCTAGATCAAACAGTCAAATCAATGTCGCTATTGCATTAGATACAGCTCCTCTGGAAGCTGGGCAAAGAAGAGCGATCAGACAATTTAACAAACTTGGTGGAGCTGGTGATGTTGCAAAAGGCGGTCTTAATGCAGTAGGCAAAGGGATGAAAACTGTTGGAGCATTAGGTGTTGCAATGGGTGGAATCGTTGGAGTTGCTTCAGCAAAAATGATTGAACTTGGATCTGATGCAGAAGAAAGTGCAAATGCTTTCCAAGTGACATTCAAAGAAGCAACTGACAGTCTTGGTGGATTTGTCGATGAGTTCTCTGCAAAAGCTGGTTTCACAACAGCTGAACTTCAACAACTACTTTCATTCACTGGTGGAGTTGTTAATGGTATGGGAGCAAGTGCTGAGGAAACAGCTGAGTTCTCAAAACAAGTTGCAGTTCTTTCTGGTGATATTGGATCTCTTAGGAACATAGATCCATCAGATGTCCTTGACAGAATAACCAAAAGTTTAACCGGAGAGCGAGAAGGATTAAAACAACTGGGGATCGTTATAAATCAGACTGAGTTGGATCAAAAAGCTCTGACAATGACTAACAAGAATGCAGTGTCAGAATTAACTGCAATGGATCGTGCAACAGCGACTTTGACTCTGATCCAAGAAAGATCAGCTGATGCAATTGGTGATCTTGACAACACTTCAGATGGTTTTGCAAACACACAAAGAAGATTAAAAGCTGAACTAAGAGAAACAGCAACTGCAATGGGAACTGCATTGATGCCAAGTGTCAATGAGCTTCTTCCAGTGATCTCTGGTCTAGCAGAGAAAGTTCTTCCAAAGATGGTTGAGATGTTTGAGAAAGGTGTCAAAGCTGTCAGAGAATTTATGAATGAGTTTGGATCAGATATTCTTGCTGGACTACAAAAAGGGTTTCAAGCTTTCAAAGATATTGGAACAATTGTCGGAGAAGCAATATCTCGAATTATAGAATTTATAAGAAACAACAAAGTTCTTGCAAAGCTGTTTGGTGAATTGACTGAATCTGGAGATGGCTTTCTCGATAAGCTCAATGACATAGCAGAGGGAATCAGAGCTGAAAATTTAGCTGAAAAAAGAGCTAATGAAGTTCGCGAGAGAAGAAAGGATGCTTATAGGCAGAATCAGAAATCAACTGAGGATCTAACAGAAGCAACTGAGGATCATACAGATGCTGTTGAAGATAATACTGACTCTGTTGAAGATCAAGTTGAAGAAATTCAATTCGGAGCTGTTGAGTTCCAGAAATACACTGGAGCAATAAAATCTGCCCTTTCATCTATCAAGACTCTCACTGGTATTCAAGAACGAGGAAAGAGAGAACAAGAAAGACTTGATGAAGCAACTGGTGATCTTGAGGAATCAAACATTGCTGTTGCTAAAGCTCAACAAGATCTTGCAAAAGCTCAAGAGTTAGCAACTTCACTTCAAGAAGATGGAACAGAAGTCACAGCTCAAGAAGAACTTG